TCTGACATGAATGAACCTAAAGCCCCTTTGTTAAAAGTGACCGTCTCCTCTGTAAAACATGCTCCAATATTTTCACCGACTAACAAATCAACCACTCCCTCAACATCGTCTACCATCAGGTTTACATTGTCTCCAACAAAAAGGGCTTTATCTACCTTAGAGTATTTAGATACGAACAGCTCATTTGAGCCACCAATTTTACTTACCAGAACATTGCTCTCAACTGAAGGAATAAGAGAAAGCCCTTTAAAACCTTCCAGTACAATACTGTTTAAGCGCACATCTTCGTACTCCACATCACCAACCTTAACCACGCAGCTACGGTCATCTTCATTAACCGATACAACCGCACCAATCATGGTGCTTTCTGAAGCTGCACGAATTGCCTTGTATATATTCTGCTTTAGCTCTTCAATTCTTTTCATTGCTTCAGACCAATTGTTACAATACGTCGTGCTCCGCTGGTACCGTAGGTTACTTCAACTTCCTCTATGTAATAACTCCCATCACGTTCGTTGTAAACGGGGTCTTCAATTTCTGCAATCATGCAAGGTTCGGCATAGGGTTGTAAAAAGGTTACTATTTTACCATCGTAACCATCATAGCTATGGCGCATTAGCTCAGCCTCGGCCAACGACTTTAATTCGGCTACATCCTCAACATCGTAAAAGTAGAGGGTCTTAGTAGCCCCGCCCTCGGTTCCTATCTCTCCTTCAACCTTAATGCCATTCTTTTGGTAGCAAATAGCCTTTACCTTGAGTTTCCTGTCAGCAGCTAATCGGTACTGTAAGTCATCGTCTTTAATCACATTATGACGCAAACGATACTTAACCGTACCCGAGGTAACGTCGAATGCCCTTCCGGCAATAACGCCACCGTCCATATCAAAGAAAACATGCAAACCGTATTCCGTTTTGAGTTTGCCTAACACCCATGCAACCGTTTTCTTATCAGCAACGAAGTTTCTTAACTGCAAGGGAACGGCATAAGTAACCGTTAATCCGCATGCCTTTAATGTATCCGCTAACGTGGCAGAACCACTAAGGGTTACTGTTTTGCTGCGTGTTTGGTAATACGCATCCTCACAAACAATCTCAAGAGGCTGTGTGTAGTTTTTTTGCTTAATGTAGCCAACGAACTCGGTGCGCATTTCGCCATTGTATCCCAGCATAATTGTAACCGGGTCACCTTCATTAAACTGTTTGGCGGTTTCAACCTCTGCTGGCTGTTCGCCTTTTGCTTTTAAAACAGCAGTTACGGGTACCTTAATGGTAGCCGTTGCACTTAGGGTGTGCACACTTCTTTTAATGTGAACCTTATTCACACCTTTAAAGTGGATCCCGTTAATTGATATGTCGCTGTTCAACTCAAAAAGCATTAATCCAGTATTAGTTCAAATGGGTTATCGGTTATACATTTAATTTCAATGAGCTGCACATGCTCGGTGTCCTTGGTCTCAAGTATGGGGTTATCGGTTAGTACTACTTTGGTAAGCGGCTTTAGAAATACCGAGGTCAAAGCGCAATGAATGTCTATAGCCTTGTTTATTTCCCAAAGCTCATCGAGTTGGGTTAGTTTGTCTTCAGGCCATCGTTTATCAAAGCCAACTACTGTACCTTTAATGGTAATCTCATAATCCTTAATACTTATAAGCTCCTTTACAGAACCACGTTGCGAAACAAGGTCAGTTTTTACGATGCGTTTGCTTCGGTTTATGCTTACCAGGGCGCAATCAATTTCAAACTCAAAATCATCATGACTAAAGCTTACTGGCATAAAATACCAGCGTCCAAGCATATCCTTTTTATACAGAACCTCACCCGATTTAGTGTACTCGTCTGTTGTCTCGTTATCGGGTATTGTAAAGTTATCGTCACCCGTGTATGACTTGTCATGCTCTGGGGTCGATATCGCACCCATGGGAAATGGTAAACCCTTGCTGCCAACTACCGATTGCAACATATCAGCTATGTTAAACCTATGCCTCATACTCAAATGCGTTATTTAGTTCGGTTAGCAACTCATCTTTTATTTTGCGCACTACTTCATCACTATCACTGCCTTCAGGAACATGAACAACTATTTGGTCACAGAACTTCTCAATGTGGATGCTCCGCCCATTCACACCTGACGGCATTGCTTGTTCTTGTCCATAGCTGCTATTTGCTATGCTGCTGTCCGAAGCGGAACGAAGGTTACCCGTACCAATGGTACCAGCAATTACCACACTAGCTGCAATCTTGGCTACATTGTCAGAAATAAGCTTTATATAATCGGTTTTTACAGGCTGTTTAAATGTACTGTCAACGCCTTTTAAAGCTCCAGCAAGTGCTTTTACTTTTGCTCCTTCAGCTGAGCTTGAGGAATTACCGCCACCTAACCCCGAAATACTAACACCACTAAGCTTTGACGCAATGGCTCCATAGTTGGTAGAACCTTTAATGTTGTTTAGATTCAGTCCACTTCCGCCTGCACCATTAGCTGATAGGTTTATCACGGGTGGAACGCCTCCGGGAGTTTTTAAAGCATTCTTCTTTTCATCACTTTTCCCTGCCGCTTTTTCGCCCTTTTTCCATGATAATTCCCACTTCATAGAGTCCTTGGCTAATTTGGCATTTTCAACAATTTCGAATGCCGCGTCTTTCAGTTTCTGCTTACGAGCTTCAGTATCCTGTCTAATCTTCTCTAAGGCTTCGTTATTGGCATTCTTATCACCAATACCCGTAGCGTTCTTAAACATGTACCAGCCTTCCATGATTTTGTTAATGCCAATCATGAAACCTTGCACGTAAGACATCCAATAAAGCTTAATTGCGCCTACCGAAGCTTTAAAAGAATACTTCAGTACATTGGTGAAAGACTTCCATTGTGCAGACCATCCTTGGGTCTTAGAAATCACAGCTACAAGTGCGCCTACGAGTGCAGCTATTCCCGCTACAATCCAGACAACAGGGTTTACAGCAAGTGCCGCATTTAATGCCCACTGAGCTGCTGTCCATATTTTTGTAACACCTGTTACAATGCCATCCCAAACGGCTTTTGTTTTAGCTGCTATGGTTGCTGCATTCAGTGCGATGGTAAAGGCAGCAATACCAGCTGTCATTGCCCATAAAACAGGGTTGCCCAATTGCATTTGCGTTATAACCCAGCCTATACCAGTGCCTACCATGTCCCAAACAAACGCCATACCATCCAAAAGAATATTTGCCACGTCAAGAACAGGTACAAGCACCTTAAGCATGACATCGCCAACGCTTATCATAATATTATGGACACGTGCCATTGTTTGGTTAAGTTTTCGTGTCGGGTTGTCAGTGTTACCCAGTGCTTTTTCAAGTTCTCCAGCAGGGTTTCGAACAGCTTCTAACGTGGAACCTAGTTTATCTGCTTCCGAGCTTAAAACCATAAAGGCCTGTTTAGCTTGGGCATCCTTCAGACCCAAGCTTTCAATAAAGTTACTTTTCTGCTCATCACTCATGCCCGACATTTGGGCATTCATTTGCGACATAATAACCTCAATCGAGTTTATTGCGCCTTTCTCGTCAAAGATGTTAATACCATGTTTCTGCATCTTCTTTTGGATATCGCCCTTACCCAATGCTGTAAAAGTGTTTTGGATAAGCATTGCGGCACTTGATGCATCCTGACCCTTTCCGGTCATGTAAGCAAACATACCAGCAGTATCCTGCCATGCCATACCTACAGACCCCGCAGCTGCAACAAGTGAAGGAACATAATTGGCAAAATCCTTAAACTCTCCGGCACCAACACGCTTAGCTGCAAAAAGGGTGTTTATTACCTCTTCCGCATTGGTGTTTTCTTTACCTACAGCCGACAAGGTTTGAGCCAACGCTCCGGAAACAACATCTACATCGGTAAAACCCGCCTGTGCTCCTTTGAGTGCGGAGTCAAGTATTTGTGTCGAAACGGCTACGTCACCTGTTTGAGATAAAATCTTTTCGTAGGCATCTGGCACCCTTTTCAGGTCAGCCCCTGCATCAACGCCCATTTTCTTAATCTTATCCCCTAAACCATCCAGTTCGCTTTGTGATAATTGCGCAGTGGCATTAATCTTAGCCATGCCTTCTTGCCAGGTCATAGCCATTTTAGTGGTGGAGCCAACAACGGCACCAACCATTACCGCAGGATTGGTTAAAAACGGAGGCAGGGTGTTAAAACCATCTTTTAAGGCCTTTTTAAACTTATTGCCGTTAACGGTTTCAAGCTTGTTAACCTGTTTGGTTAAACGCTTGATTTCGGAATTATACTTGCGAATATCCGTGAGGTTTTTCGGGTTTATTAAGTCCCGTTCCTCCTGAAGTAGGTTTATTTTTTGACGTAATGTAGAAATAGACCCGCCAAAGTCCTTGGTAGCTTGCTGTACCTTTTGGGTTTTAGCCTGCATTTCTTGCAGTTTACCAATGGCATCAGTTGATTTACCCGTAATTTGTTGTAACTTACCGGAAACCTTATCGTTTAAAGATAATATGTACTCATAACTCGATGCCATGTTTACCCTCGTACTATTTATAAGTTTTTGTATTCTGGCTTATGCCACAATCGTTGTAATGTTCCGGCTTACCATGCTGGTACCTGCTTTTTTAATTGGTGCTTACCAACTATTGCGCTTCTGGTTCACAGGTCAGGTTCCTGAAGGGCATAAAGTTCATGCCCACTACACAAAGTATCCGTGGATGCGTAAGCTCATTGCCTTTATTGTAGTTGCAAATGTGCTTACCTGGTGTCTTATCGGAATCTCTTACCTAGCCGCTTAAGTGTTTAGCTATTTGTGCTGTTTGATAATGTGTCGCCCATTCGGCCATTTTAACCTGTAGGCTCCATGCATTATCGCTTAAGGTGTCGGGGTCAATATGCAGTACCGACTGTATAAGAGCGGAAGCCTTAAAAAGACCTCCGCTATCACCTTCAAAATCGGTACCGCTTAAAGCTCCTTTAGCTCACCCTCCTTAATCTCTACCAATTCGGCAATTTTACCCGATAGACCTAAGAAGTACTTATCTTCTTCTTTAAGGCAATCATCACCACCAAGCCAACAGTTTTCAATTAGAATCTCGTTGTACTTAATAGGATTGGTTTTACCCACTACAGCAGCTGCACCAAGAGCCACTCGGTCAGGCTTTTTTAAGTAACAGTTTTTACCATCGGCGGTGTAGGCGTACACCTTTTCATGCTTCTCTTTCCATGCAGCAATCTGCTGAGCAATAGTGAGCTTTGTTTTGTTTTGTACTGGCATTGCAGTTAATTTATCAGGTTATAAATATTTACACTTCGTTTGGCTTCACGTCTAGCATGATAAAAGGCAGTGCAACCTCCATGTTAGAATCTCCCTGCTTTAAACCTTTAGGGATTTCGGTAATAGACGCTGTTACACATTTATCTACCGACAGAATTCCAGAATCTGAAGTGTAGCTAACTATGATGTCAAAGTCTATATCCAGGCAGTCCTTGTAACCCTTGATTTGTGCTTCACGGTCAAGCGCTATTAGGTCACTTTGCAATATGGTTAGCGTTCCTTCATAGTCACGCGTTCCATGCTGAATAGCCCTGTTACGACCGCCGGAACCCTTAAGTACCTTCTTTTCTTTTTTAGACTTGTACTCAAGTCCCTGAAGAGTTAGTAACGGACGGCCAAACACAATTGCCTCCATGTTCGTGAAAGCATATTCCTTACTGTTAAATTCTGTCATAACATTAAGCTAGTTGCGGGTTCTTAAACCCAAGTAAAACTTTAATCTTATCAGTTACACCCTGTGGTACAATGTCGCACACCACAGTAAATTCACCTGTACTTAGCACGTTTTGTGCAGGATCTACGAAAGCAGAGAATGAACTAATCTGCGTACCCATAAGTGCTAGTACAGCATTTTCAATAATCCCCTCAAGACTTAAGCACACACCCTTCGAAATATTACCATCTGTATCCACTTGAAGATTATCTTTAATCTCCTCCAAGTAGGTGTTGTAGGCAATAATTGAAGCCTTGTCAATAACCCTGCCTGAGTGCATGCGGGAGTAGTCATCGGTAGCAGGTGCAGCCATATTACCTGCATTAAAATACCCGCCACTTTTGGTTGGGTAGTCACGGAAAAAGATATACCCGGCATCATGCAGGATATTCATTTCGCCATAGTGCTCATGCATCTCCTTACCATCGGTAAAGTATGCCTTTGGTACCACAGCACCTTCACGCACTCGCGCCATACTCTGATGCACGCCAATACTTGCTAATCGCCCAATGGCTTCACCAATAGCAGCGGGGTAAGTTCCAGCTGTCTCTCCACTTGAGCCTATCACCATACCGGCACGATTATACGATGCAGTATTTGGTGCATAGAGCGCAGTGGTTGACCCTGTCCAATAGGGTGCTGCAATAAGTGCCCTAAACGGCATAACCTGTGCAGCATAACTCTCGGCTACCGCATGCAATGCAGCAGCTGCTGTTATGGCATCTGCATCAATCTCCTCATCGGTAACAGGTGTATAACCTTCAGGGGCTATTCTATTAACACCTACCAAGCGAATGCGACCACGGCCGCCATCAATGAGTGTTCTAATTGGAGAACCCGCTGTAAT